ATGCTTATTCTCAGTTAATTGGTCAGTTCGTTAATGACGCCGTACAAGAAGTAGAACAAGCTTGGGATTGGTCTTCATTACGTACTACTTTGTCTGCTACGACATCTTCAGGTGTCTTTAGCTACGAATTGAACACTGCAGGAACTGCTTTTGAGATCCTCAATGTTATTAACGACACATCCAATGACTTCATGGAGTATCGTACTTCTACTCAGTTTGATGACTGGTATTTAAATTCTACTCCTGCTTCAGGAGCACCTAAGTACTTCTCATGGAACGGTGTAGCTAACGATGGTGACGCTCAGGTAGATTTTTATCCTAAACCTGATGGTGTTTATAGTATTCGTTTCAATATGATCAAAAGATCACCTGAGATGACTTCAGACACTACTGACATCATTGTTCCTTACAAAGGTGTACAACTTCTAGCATATGCTAAGGCAGTTGAGGAACGTGGTGAAGATGGTGGTCAATCAGCTCAAGGTGCTTATCGTACTGCTGAACGTGCTATCTCAGACGCTATTGCGCTAGACTCAGCTCGTCATCCAGAAGAACTTATCTACGCTCCGGTGTAATCAATGGTAGCTCCTTTACGCACAGCCTCAATTGCAGCTCCCGGATTCTTCGGTCTCAACACAATGGACTCCGAAGTAACTCTAAACCAGAACTATGCTCGTAGTGCTGAGAATTGCATCATTGACGAAGGTGGTCGCTTAGGCAGTCGCTTAGGTTGGACTTATGTAGCACAAACAGCTACTCCGGCAACACCTGTGAACCTCAAAGGTATGCATAGATTCCTTGACATTGATGGTCAGGAATACTTTGGTGCTTGGTCAGATACTAATTTCTACATCAAGAACGCAGGTGTTTTAAACCCAGTAACCTATACCAACACTCCCGGCACTAACACACTGACTGACGGTAACTGGCAAGCAGCAACACTTAACGATGCTGCATTCTTGTTTCAACGTGGTTATGAACCTATTTACTTTAATCCAACTACTGGCGTACTAGACGACGTTAGTACTATAGGTAAAGGTACTCCACCAACAGGCAACACAGTGTTATCTGCCTATGGTCGTATTTGGGTTGCAGATACACCAACTAACAAGACTACTGTCTATTGGTCAGATCTTCTTGATGGTGCTGAGTGGAGACACGATACAGGCACTGTAGGCTCTTTAGACATCTCAGGCATACTTGTGTATGGTAATGATGAGATTGTAGGCTTAGGTGCTCACAATGGTCGCCTAATTATCTTCTGCAAGAATAACATTATCATCATGGATGACCAAAGCGCAGGTAAGCAGTACTTAGATCCTGCAGATATGGCGTTAGTAGAAGTCATTAACGGTGTTGGTTGTATTGCCCGTGACTCTATTGTTAACACTGGTACTGATATCTTGTTCTTGTCAGAATCAGGTGTACGTGCGCTAAGCCGTACCATTCAAGAGAAGTCTCAACCAATGCGTGACATCTCTCGTAACGTTCGTGATACCTTGGTAGATCAAGTATCACGTGCTGATGAAACTCAGATTCGTGCAGTCTACTCAGATCACTTTGCATTCTATCTACTTGCAATACCTGACGAAGAAACAGTCTGGTGTTTTGACATGAGAGCACCACTAGAAAATGGAGCTGCTCGTGTTACACGTTGGAATGGCTTAGATCATACCTCATGGCTTGCTTTTGATGGCTCAATGTATATGACTAATACTGCAGGTATTGCTGAGTATCGTGGTTTCCAAGATAATGGTTCTAAGTACTCAATGCAGTACTACACTAACTACTTTGACTTTGGTATGTCTAACATGGTCAAGATAGTTAAGAACATTGCAGCTACGGTTATCGGATCTACTGGTCAGAAGTTCGTAGCTAAGATTGGTACTGACTACGAAGACATCTATACGTCATATAACTTGACAGTTAAGGATGCTGAAGTATCTGAATATAACATTGCTGAGTATAACATTGGTGAGTACTCAGGTGCTGCTTTGATTGACAACATTCGTATTCCTGCAGGTGGATCAGGCTTTGTAATCCAAGTAGGATTTGAATCTGAGATCAACGGTGGCTTCTTAAACATTCAACAGATCGACCTGTACGTTAAGCAGGGGAGACTTAATTAATGAGTAACTATTCTAAACTTACTAACTTTGCCTCAAAGGATAGTCTTGCTTCTGGTAACCCACTTAAGGTAATCAAAGGTACTGAGATTGACGATGAGTTTGAGGCTATTGAAACTGCTGTAGGTACTAAGGCAGACTCAGCATCACCTACCATTACAGGTACAGCGACTATTGCTACTGCTAACATTACTACTGCAAACATCACTACAGTAGACTTAGGTAACTGGACAATTACTGAATCTTCAGGTGTGTTGTATTTTGCATCTGGTGGCACTAACAAGATGAAGTTAGATGCTAGTGGTAATCTTACCGTTGTTGGTGACGTAACTGCATTTGGTACTATCTAATGGCACTTCAAGGTTCTGGTACAATTACTTTAAAGAATGTTGCTGACGAGTTTGACAACTCAGCTCCATACTCAATGTCTGAGTTTTATCGTGGTGGTGCTGAAGTTCCTGAAGCTACTGAGAATGCCAATGTTCCAACATCTGGTGCAATCTCACTAGGTGACTTCTACGGTGCTACTAAGCGTATTGCTGTTAACTACACTATAAGCTCAAGCACTGACGCAGGTATTGATCTTAAAGCTATTGCAGACGCTAATGGATACTCTTCAGGTATTACTGATGTTTACGTAACTGTAAACTCAGGTGTATACGTAGGTAGTCCTTCAGATGGTACATCTTATGCAATTAGTGCTGATGGTTTTGCTTCTGGCGATATTATTCATATTGTTAACAATGGATATATCTTAGGTCGTGGTGGTACAGGCGGTGCAGGTAGCACTGGTGTAGTATCTGTAGCTCCTGCAGGTAACGCAGGTGGTCGTGGTATTTACACAACTATTGCAACTAACATTACTAATAACGGCACTATCGCAGGAGGCGGTGGTGGTGGTGGTGGTGCCGGTGGTTTAAAATCACACAGTGGTACTCAATGGGCTGTTGGTGCTTCTGGTGGCGGTGGTGGCGCAGGTTACCAAGGCGGCACTGGTGGTGCTAAATCAGTATCTTTCTGTAGCGTTAGTCCGACAGCTACAAACGGCTCTAACGGCACAACCACATCAGGTGGAGCGGGAGGTAGAGGAACTACCACTACTTGTGACCAATCAGGTCCTTCATTTACTGGAGTAGGTGGCACTGGTGGTAACTTAGGACAAGCAGGTACTGCAGGTGCAGATTCAATTGATGTCTACTATGACTGGGTATCAATCGATGGTGGTGCAGGTGGTGCAGCAGGTTACTACTTAGTTGGTAACTCTAATGTAACTTGGGTAGCTACTGGAACTAGATTAGGACAAGTAGCATAATGGCTGATAAGGTTAAATGGTAGTAATTACAAGTTATGGTAAAAACTCCTGTAGTAATCAAGGAAGATTACATAATTTACTTTGAGTATGTTCAAGGTATTATTTTTGCTCATTGTGATTTCTTTAATTGGAACAAGACCAGTAGAAATAACTTCTTACACGACTGGAACACTATAAAGTCAATACACGGACAACCAATAATGGCTATGCGACAACATACTCAAGGCAACAAATTCTTAAAGTTTCTGAAGCTCAGTGGATTCAGATATTATGAATCAGTAATCGACTTAGAAGGTAATCAAGTGGATTTCTATATTACAAACGAGGATAAATAAGATGGGTTCATTTGCAGCTCCGATTGTAGGCGCAGTAGCTAGTGGAGTCGTAGGTAAAGTACTAGGTGGCGGTAAAACCTCAAGTAGTCCTACTTCTACAGCTCCTGCTAAGATTGAAGGAAAAGAGTTTCAACCGTTTACCTATAGGGGCGCAGGTGGCTTTGGTGTAACTGGCTCACAAACAGGTGACAACGGTTATTCTTGGTCTTCCGATTTACCATCATGGGTAACTAATTTAGGAGCAGGTGGTGCAGGTGCTGCAGGTAATTTATTCCAACAGTACTACGATACAGCAGCTCAAGATCCTTATGCCGCTGCAAATGAATATTATCAACGTG